AATAAGCCGAGGATACTGGACGTCTACAGCTGTAACTCTCCAAAAAGAGTCCATGATTTCGACATACCTTATATATTGGAAATTTTGTAAAGCGTATGGATCACAAACTATACTTATCTCATTCTGAAGAGTAATATTGTCATTCAAAGTTTGAGAATTCTCAAATCTCTTATGATTTCTATTTAAATCTCCAAAATATTCTCGTTCTATATATTCGTCAGTCCATACGCCTGGCGAAGTTTCTTCAGTTGTAATATAACCTACTTTTCCGTACCACTTTGCCATTTTACAAAAATCCCTTCATTTTGATTTTATTCTCCTGTTGCACCGGTCGATCCGGTTGCGCCACTGGCAGTTACATCTTCCTCAATAGCAATTGCGGACCAAACTCTAGTCAGAGCTCCTGAACATCTAGTTTCAAGCAATGACTTCTGCTGGTTGAAGTCAATATCGAACTGAGTGAAGTGAGTGATCTCACCGCCCTTAGTTGCGCCCAGTGAATAGTCATTCAGATTACCAATCAGAGCAAGCAGCTTCTTAGTCTTAGCTGAGGCTCCTTCGCCAGCCGTTCTAGTCTTATTCAGCATCTGCTCAACAGTATAAACGTTTCCTACGTTGAATGCGGAAGCAAGTTCAGCCTTTGAGCTGTAAATTCTTCTACCATTCCTATCTCTAGCCAGGAGCATTACATTCAGTTCGTGTGGATGAATGAACATGTCTGGAGTGCCAGAACCCTTATACTGCTCTCTTGAATACAGACAAGCATTAATCATTGCTTCGGCTCTTACGAAATTGTCACCGAAATAGTGGGAAGTATCAGTTCCCTGAAGTTCAGCCCTAGCAGCTGCGATGTCAATATCATAGTGAATTGTGTAGAGATCATCATCTGTCCAGATTGGTCTAATATGTTCTGGGAAGATCTTATCTGCAGATGAATCGTCTCTTCCATCACCAAACAGAATCGCTGTTGCCAGTTCTTCATTCAGCTGCATTCTATCAATGTTGTAGAGGTACTGAACATAATCGAAATCGGTGATATCGATGATGTCATCTCTATGCAGAGCGCTCTTTACATAAATAGTCTGAGGATCTGTAGTTCTTCTTACCAGCTTGAAGTTTCCAGTCTGTGCCTTCTGCTTACCCTTCTTATATCCTCTAGCTCTAAGAGAATCCATTGACCCTTCAATATTTCTAATATCAACCTGTCCAGTTCTAATTCTGCTAATAGGACTCTTATGAACCTTTGCCAGAACTACAGAAATCCATCCCTGATCATTAGTAATGAGTTCAGGGGCACCTGGTCTAACATCCTTATATTCCGGGAACAAAGCATCAACAGTCAGATCGCCAGTCTGAGTAGGTGTCTGGATAAAACCTGAACTAATAGCGTCGTGCTGCAGATTCATACCTCTTTCCTCAGCGAAAATATCCAGAGCTGTCTGGAACGTTCCAACCTGAGGAGTCTTAGCTAATGAAACGATATCCATCATATCGTCGTGACTCAGTACATTATTCTTTCTTGATTCTTCATCAAATACATTGTATGCCATTTCTTCGTTTTCTCCTTCTTCAGAGTGTTCAACTTCTGCGTTATCTTCGTCTTCGCTCTCTTCTTCACCATTATCATCGAGAGCTTCCCCTACCATATAGTAGAGAACTTCTTTCTGTTCATCGGTCATAGATTCGATAACATCTTTAATTGTCTTTTCTTCAGCCATATCTTCTTTTTCCTCTTTTTTTTCTGGATCGGCATGTTCTAATTCATCCGATTCTTCTGGTTCTTCTATATTTTCAGAAGCTTCTTCAGAATGAACTAGTTCGATTTCTTCACCACTATAAATAACAGCTTCAAATGGGTCTTCATCTTCACCGTGCTCAATATAAGGAACATCAATAAAAGCTCCAATATTTGCACCAGCTAAAACAAGACTCACTTCTTTAATATCGCCATGAAGAACATCTCCGCCTTTCTGCTTAAGTTTATTAGCATAAATCGAAAGACTTGTTACATCTCTGTTCATAACGGCGGATTTAGCATGTTGTGCTTTTTCGGTGTCATTAAATTTACCATAAGCACGAACTCCTTCAGGTTTGTTAACTAAAAGAGCATGCCCAAGAACGTTAGTAGGATCGTCATGAACATGACCCCACACAAGAGGTACTATCTGGCCATCATTGTCCTTAAATGCATCCTGACGAATTGTTCTTCCATCAGTGCATCTAATATTGTTTTTAGTAGCCCAGCCACTAAAATCATAATTTTCTACCATTTTGATTTCCTCTCATAAAACTATAAATTGTTTATAAACTCATTGACATTACTTTCGCCTTCTTCGGTTTTCTCTTGTGTTTCTTCTTTACTCTGACTAATATTACGATTACGTAACTCATCGGCATTAGGATCCGTAGCCGGTTTCCAACCAATTATAGATCTTACCTCGTTAGGCGATGCAATCTCATTTCGAGTAAGTTTATCTGATATGTCCGCGAGTTCCTGAACAGGCACAAGCTTGAACGGATCTCTAAAGAACATTATCGATTGTCGCTGAGTTCGTGCAGTTTTAGATAAGAACTTTCTTCTCATTTCTAAAACAATCGCACTGAGTATAGGCTCAATAGTACGATTGTAATAGTTAAGCATTGTTTTCTCGTCTGCTGTTCCTTTGAAAATTTCTTCAGTCATTCCTAACTGGCCGTATAGCATACTCGTTAGATACTCAATAGTTTTCAATAGATTATTTTCAGCTGGACGATTCAATTGCGTAATTCGTTCAGTTCCATCTGTATATGCGATTCCATATTTAGAACCGGCTAACTGCATTTCGATGTCTTTTCGACGATTCTCTGCTTGTTTTCTACGAGATTCCGTCTTGATGACATAAGGAAGTTGAATAATCAAATCTAACTTCCCCGATCCACTCTGTTCATCAATAACATCGAGCAAATTCAGCTTACGTATTAAACGCTGCAATGTAGAGTTTGGCTCATTCATTACAGCGTAAAGTGGATTCTCTATTATAGCTACGTTTTTCTTTGGAAGTATTACTTCCTGGTGTCTCCCTATGTCTTCATTATATAAATCTACTTTTACAGCATTAGGGAACCATTGTGTTACTTTACCAGTTCGTAACGCACCTATTTCGTAGGCTTCCGTACTACTCGGATCTACATTTGCTTTTGTTATTACCAATGCAACATGACCTTCATCAAGCATTGACATTACAGCATCTTGTATAAAAGATCTACCAGTCTGATCTATATTAGCTTCAACCGTTAATATGTCATTTAGAGATGAATTCATATCTTCTTTATAACGATTATTTTCATCCATTTTGATATGACGAATATCAATTGCTGCACAGTCAATAGCTATTCTGTTATACACCGAAGTAACGATAGATCTTTCATTACCTCGATGTAATCTAATACGATCTGGTTTATAAGATGACGCTGATCCGAAAGATAAATTATATTCTTCTGTTGGATCTCTCGATGTGAATGCGTTCCAAGCACTTTTAATACGATTTGTTATTGTAGGCATTAGTTACCTCCAGGGATTATTTCTTTTTTCTTGAATTTGAAATAACGGTATAATCATTTCCTTTTTTATAGGCCGTTACATTGTAAACGTCTGGTCCTAAATTTTTATATTTATCTCTCCAACCAGGTTCAAATACGTCTGGATATTGCTGCTCAAGAAGTTTTACTCGTTCTTGTCCTAGTTTAATTCTTTTATTATCCAATTTAGATATTTTCTCATCGATAACTGCAGCTTTCTTAGTAAATTTAGCTCCTCTAGCGCTATATCGTGCGGCTTTCATCGCATAACCTTCTCCAATAGAAGTATGACTGGTTATTATCCCGCCACCTTTAGCGGCTATTTTTGAAGCTTTTAAATTTTTCTTTGCTGCTTTGACTTTATACTTAGACGATTTTTTTTGAAGTTTTCCAGTTTTAGCATCTATCTTATTTATTTTAGAACTTATAGATTTAGCTCTTTGATTAAAAGAAGACCAGCTTCCTCTAGAAAATCTTCCAAGTCTATCATGATTGTGATTGTAATGCACTAATTCATTATCCCCTAAAGAATGTATCGAACCGTCACTGCCTTGATATTTTACATACATGTTTTTACCTTTTTGTCTTATCTTTTATTTTATAATAATCTACATATATTCTAGATGGCGTTTCTCCATTATAATATTGACCGTATTTTGTATATTGACGTTTATTTTTTGCAAGAACTGCTGGATATCCACCAACAACACTTGACGCCATAAGCGTATTAACAAAATCTCTTCCTCTTTGTGCGCTTCTTGTTGCTTTACGGGAAGACACGTCATAACCTTCTTTTTTCGCCGATTTAACTAATTGATTTATTGCTTTTTTCTCATTTTTTTGAGCCCATTTATACCCAGCGGTTCTAGTATTATATTTACCAACATCGTTGGCCAATTTCATTATTTTTTTATGTTCCCTATCTGTAACAGCATAAGAAACACCTTTTTTACCGTTTGGTAATGTTACATTTTCCTTTGTATCGGCATGCTTTTTTCGTATTTTCTCATTATATGTATTCATTTTATCAAAAGCTTTTTGCGCTTTATAATGAGAACGCATACGACCAGCATACTCTTTGGTGTATTGTTTTGTATGCTGTTTTATTTGTCTTCGATATGATCTAGCGCCAGAAGATCTAGCAAATCTACCCAAAGCATCATGATTGTGGTTATAATGTGCTAATTCGTTATCACCAAGAGTTCTAATAGAACCATCACTCGCATAATATTCTATATACATTTTATCTAACAAACCTCATACAATATTTTCTTCCTGCATATAATTGTTTTGAATTTAAATTATCTATTGGTTCGTCACCAATTCTGTTTTGAAGCCGTTTAGCATATCTACTAGCCCTTTTACTATCAAATTTACTAGCTAAACTATGATATGTTCTTCTTTCTGATTCCAAAACATAATAATGGCGATTTTGTTTCGCCCAATGCTTATTGTATTTCTTATCCAATTTATATAATTTATTTAAACCACGTTTAGCAGTTCTATTTCTAGCTCCGCCAGATTTAGAAAATCTTCCAAGAGCATCATGATTATGGTTGTAATGCTTTAAAAAATCGTCCATTTTGATTTACCGTATATTTTCTAACATAGGATTATACAGGCTAGTTTTTCCGGTTTTTTTATCTACGCGTGTCCCTCCGCCTATAAATAAATCATCTGAATCAACGTCAAAATTTTCAGGAACTAACGAAACAACAAAACATTTTTCAAGTTCTGTGGTTTTTATTATTTTCATTCCGGGTCTAGCTTTTAATGCTATACTTTCTGCTTCTTTAACATCCATCATTCTTTGCTCCTTTTTCTCATTTGTTCTATCTGTTTATCAGTCATCAAAGCCGGATAATTTGTGACTAATTCTTTTTCGCTCATTTTATATGTATCAGAATACCAACCAAGCCAACCATAACCTAATTTATACGAGTTTTTATTGTTCGGTTTTCTTTTTTTATCGCTAGAATCCTTACATATATTTTTAATTTCGGGTTTTAATGCAACATTATCCGTACGAACGATTCGAGTTTCTGATACTTTGTCAAACTGATTTAAGAATGTCTTATCTGATGCTTTAAATGCTCTTCTTCTATATGATGTTGTATTATCGACAGCACTAACCAATTCACTCATATCGTATTCAACCTTATTACCATGACCGGAAACTTGGGTATCTATAAAATGTACTTTACCTTTGCTATCTTTTTCCCAAACGATCGAATGGCCGCCTCCATCTTTCCAAGCAAATGATATATCTCCTCTGCTCCCTGGAGGATATTTTGCAAATTGTTTATTCCATTCATCTATAGCTTCTTTATCGTTTTTTACCGGCTTTATTCGTTCTATTTCGGCATTTTTGTAGAATAATTCGTATCGTTTATCAGTATTATATTTCTCCCAATTATCACCTTTTCCAGATTCCCCATTGGACTCCACATCATATCCACGTCTACGTAATTCGTATATAGCGGTACATTCTGCACAATTGTATTGATATCTTTCATCTAAGGAATCATATTTTGGATTTACTAATATTGCGTCTTCTGCAGAAGTGTACGGATCGGCCGAGTGCTTAACGTTCTTCATGAATTTAGGCTCTTTTGCCATATATTCATCTCTTTTATTATATGCGTCTAATTCATCTTTCGAGTAGAAATATCTATATTTTCCATTCACCTTAATTCTTTGTATGTATCCATACTTTTTAAATATTTCTTTTCTGAATTTCTTTTTTGCAGCTTCTTCTTTTCTTTTTGCTTCTGCCGCCTCACGTTCTTTTTTCTTTTTATGTTCACGAATTGGATGTAAAATTTTATCTAATTTTTCTTTTCCTTTTTCTATACTTTTTTTAGCTGCATTTTTGTTTTTATTCCATTTTTCACTGGCTTTTTTAGCTAAATTATTTATTCTATCTCTAAAACCAGTATCTCTAGAATTATTTTTTGCTTTAACAGCACTTATAGTTATATTCGAGCCGTTCTTTTTTAAACTAGCTTTTTCAACAACTTTTCGCCCACGTTTCTTAACTTCCGTATAAGATTTCTTACCGGCTTTCTTGATTTCCGACTTAGCAGCATTTCCAGCTTTTTTTAACTCCGCAGCAGGATCTGCCAAATAAGCTTTATATTCATCCCAGGAATAAAAATACCGGTAGCCTTTTCCCACCGGTATCTTCTTTACATATTTCCAATGCTGAATATCATTTTTTCGATTATTCAGCAATTCGTTTGCATGATATCTACTCATTTTGATTTCTATCTATAATATTCTGAACCTATTATTTTTCTTCTTTTAGAATCGTAATACATCATTTCTCCAGAACCATTTGGATCTTCTCCATACCAAACAGTAACATCAGCAGAATTGGAATTACCAAACGGATTCTCTCTTTTACCAATCGTTATTTGCTGGCATATTATAGAGTTTTTGTACTGATCAAATGATGTGTTATCAGAGGCGAAAGCGTAATCTCTTTCTGCCGCATATTGTCTGAACATTTTTTCAAGTTTCGGATCTTTAACTATATCGTTGGCTGTTTTTTTAGATCCGCCTTTTTCTATAATTATTGGGCATTTCGAATTTTTTCCGTAATTAATATCAGCTCTTAAATCACCGACAGTATCTGATTTTTTAAATTCTAAAGGTTTATTATCCATATAATGAGCCGGTTTGGAGTCGGGCTCTTTATAATTTTTAACAACTTCGGCCGCAGTTTCATCAAGAGCTTTAATTATTCTATCAGCTTCTTTTCTTCTTTTTCTATTAGAACGTATTTTCGTCATCTCAGATTGTTCTTTTCTCAACTGTCTTATTTTAGGATCGTTATTAATAAATTGACGTTCTGAAAGAGAATAATCATTTATACTTTTAACAGCTGATTGCCCATTACTTCTGGCAAACCTGCCAAGTTTATCGTGATTGTGGTTATAATGCATGAGCGTATTCTTATCTCCAAGCCCATGTATCTTACCATCAGATCCATAATATAAAATACTCATATCTATTCAAAAGCTTCCTTATTAGCCTTATATGCAACGTAAGCGTCCATCATAGCCGATACGTTATCTATCTTTGCTTCATGTCTTTTCTTATATAATTTTCTATTCCCATTAGTGTCTTCGAGAGTTATACAGTTTCCCATTGCAAATGACATAAGTTGCTGATCGAATAAAAGCATCCTTTCTTCAGCCAATATCTTCAATTCACCAAGAGGAACCGTCTCAGTCTTGGCTCCCTGAGGAACTTTCTCAATGCCAAACGGTCCATTCTCAGCTTGCCATCTCTCAACAAACTCTTTTGCATTGTACGGGTCAAATCCAAAACACATGACTTCGTATTCGGAATCCTGGATAAACTTATCCAAATCCTCATATACTTCCATCATATCGAGGACCGTCCCCTCCATAACAACAAGACTATTTTCTCGCATAAATTCTTCATATTTCTGACGCATAGCGCCAGGAAGTTTATGAAGAGTTAGAGATGTAATATAACTTCTTGTCTTAACGCCGAAAGAACCATCCTGTAGTGGAAATAGAAATGTAAACGCACAGAAGTCATCTCCCTGAGACATATCCCCACCAAGAGCACATGACATTTTCCAGAAATCTTTTCTTCTGTGTGGTAATGTTTCTTCATAAGTAAAGAAATAGGTATACCCCTCCATAGGTATACCAAATCTCTTTGCTAATATATCATTTCGGACTGCCGGAGCATTCTCTGCTCTCTCTACATCCAATTGATATGTTTCATATGTTACGGTTTTCCCAAGATTTGGATTAGCTTTAACCCACATCTCAGGATCTGTAACTTCTTGTACGTCATCCAGCCTATAATACCAAATCGAAACATGCGGATTGATATAATCTCCTTTGAGAATATCCATCAATTCCATCTTGATAGTATCACCAGATCCGTTTCTTACAGTTCCCTCAGAACTTGTAGCCACTATCAACCAATCATCTAGCTTGGAAGCACCCTGTTCAATAGCCCCTATAACATCCTCACGAATATCTCCAGAAAGCCATTCGTCAACCGTGGCGATTTTACATCGCAAACCCTGAAGTTTGTTGATACTCATCGGCCTTATCTCCAAAAGAGAACCAGTTAAGAAATTCTCGATTCCTTTTTTGGTCGATGCTAACTTCTGTCGATTGGCTTTCGAACCTGTAGTATTCTGAATAGAACCTTCTGTAAGAAATTTAAATAAAGGGCCTCTAGAACGAGTAATAGCAGTTCGAATCGGAGAAAGTACTTCTTCAGATTGCTTCATTGTTGGAGCTGTGGTGATTTGGTGAGTTGTAGAAACATCTATATTAAGGTAATAACTTTGTATGCAGCTAGCATACATAGACTTCGCAGCGCCTCTCGCTACAATAAGATACTGCTTATTAATGAGACGTTTCTTAATCAACTTTTTGACATACTGTCCGCCATGCCCATCCTCATTAGGTGTCCATACTTCTCTTTCAACAAAGTAATACCATCCAAAAATTTGTTCCGCCCATAATTTAAACGTATCAAGAAGTTCAAGATTTCCACCATCAGTGAGAGTCATCTCATTCTCACAGTAGGCTATAAATCCGTTAATGGCCTGATCATCATACCACACACCTGGATTAGCAATAAGATCGTCAATCCTATTCATCTCCATAGATATTTCCCGATTTACAGGAATATCTCCACGTATTACAGCATCTCTAAACATGCCGTAATATATAGGGGTAGCAGTATTCGACAGGGTCATTTTGATTTACCTTCCTCTTGTGCCTTTATTTCTTTTCTTTAAATCTTCATCATATTCTGGATAATTCTTCATTATTTCTTCTGCTCGATTGTCTGATTTTTCTTGTGTTGTCTCTTTATTTCTTACATCAGCCCATGATTCTGGACGAGATTGCTGTTTCTCATTGAAAAACGACTTATATTCTGGCGAACCAGATGTTTTACTAGTTGATTGATTAGATGAAGCGTTTGAACTTGCAGAAGACGTAGCATTCTTTAATGTATTCATGACTTTAACCGAAGTACTAACTTTTGAACGTTCATCAGCCGTCATTTGACTAGCATATTTTGCAGCTTTTGCTGCATCACCAGAATCTATAATAGCCTGAACCCAAGGACGAACCTTCTTGTTATCTTTATCATTTCCAATACGAGGTAATCTCTTACCTTCTGGTTTTCCAAGATTATAAACTTGAGCCGCGTTATTATATAGTTTTATTCCCGAATTAATAGCGTTAGCTAAAGATTCTGCATTCTTTCCAAGACGTTCAATTTTTTGGATTGCAGATTCTCTATTCTTTTGATTATCAGGCCTATTAAGATCTGATAATTTCTTTTCTAAATCTATACGATTTATTTTTTCTTTTTGTAATCTATTTATTGCACTTTCTAATTCTCGATTTGAAAGTTTATCTTTATTTGCTGTTACTTCCTTGAGGGACGCAGATTCTACTAATCTCTTTCTTTCTGAATCTGACAATTTCGTATTGTTACTCTTTGATCCGCCACTCTTTTTAGAAACTTTAACTTTATTATCATTCTTTTTAGACGCAAGATGTTTACTAGATTCATATTTTCTAGTGTTGTTATTCTTTTTTTCTTTTTTACTTGTAAATTTTCCACCAACATATCTACTGGCAGACCCAGTAGAACGAGCAAATCTTCCGAGTCTATCATGATTGTGATTGTAATGAATTAAATAATCACTCATATTTTTATCCTTCCTTTTCCGGATCTACCGCGACATTAATTCGCCATTCCAATTCTTTAATTTGTTCATTAATTGCTGATATTAAAGCTGTGTGCGTTGGTGGATCGAAGTACATTCTAGTTTTTAAAGCAACATAAGTTTTTACTGCTTCTAAATTTGCATCTGAATGAAAATCTTCCCATGTTTCATCTTCACCGGTAATAACAAATGGTTCATCCGTAACACCTAACTGATAAAGATTGAAAAACGCAGTGTTAATATGCATGATTAAATCTGGGTCAAACACATCATAAGATATACTTGGTCCTATTATTTTCTTTACAGAATCTAATATACTCTCAATTGGTTCTGCCATATTTTACCTCCATAAGCAAGTATCATTAGGTGTTCTTTCTATTGGTTCGTCATATAATAATGACTCATCGCCATAATGGATTGCGTCATGCGTTCGTTTAAAAGTACAAATTAAAAATTCAGGATCCAAAATCCAATCTAATTTATTAGAAATATCTTTCAAGGATATTGGATTTATATGATGTACTATTATAGGAACTCCTTCTGGTATTTCTCTATCTTCTATACCTAAATCACAACCATTATCTCTTGTTATTACATAATTTCTTATATCTTTCCATTCTTTCAATCTATAAAAATGTTGATTCAGATATCTATCAAATCCAAAAGTTTCTTCTCCAACTTTGTTGTTTAATTTCAGATATCTATATCGTTCTATAAAACTTGGAATGGTGATAAGTTCAGAATATGTTCTAATATTCGTAATCATCATCTTTATCTTGTCCGCTATACGTTTTCATTGCAGCTAAAGCATTAGCATACAAATCTTCAACTCTCTTCTGAGATTCCAAACTCTCAACTTTTGCTACGAGCAGGTCATTTTTTCTTTTCAATTCTTCAATTTCTAATTGATATTTACGAGAACCGGCTTTTAAAAAGTGAGTTGTTTCCTGAGAAGTTGCTGTACCATTGCGTAAACGTTTTTTTACTAGATCATATGCTAAACTAATACATTCATTTTCATTTTCTTCAGGAGTAGTAGCCGGTTTTCGCTTAGTTTTTGTAGTGTTTTCAGCCATTAACTACCACCCTTACATCAATTTTCTATTTGTTTTCTATAACTTCTATCGCATTTTTCCATGAGCATTCCGGGGTAGAGACTGGCACTCCTATTATCCGAAAGGAGCGTTTAAAAAATAAAAGGATAATCCAAATTCTCTACCCTGGAATACCCATGGCACCATAAAAAAATTCCCCCGGAGAATTTTTGAAGAGGCGCGCGATGCATATGGGGGGTACCATACGCGAATACCCCCCTATGTGTCTTCTTTTCAGTTCAATGTGTGTTTATATTTCATCAAACTAATAATGAACAGAGATAAATAACAAAAGAAATTAAATTGTTACTATTAATTTCTTCTAATTATTTTATAATTTCCTGTTAAATTAAGATTTATTATCTCATCAATTGCACGCGCAATTTCGTTTTCATTATCTAGCTCACTTAAATCATTTGAAACTTTAGCAATTCGTGCAATATAAGAACAAGTATGATAACCTTTTGACTCGTCGAATTGGAACCAATCATCGAATTGTGTAAAGAAGTCAAAAGGATTATCTGTTGTTGTAATCCAAATATCTGTCATACATTACTCCTTTAAATACAAACAATCGAATAGTAATATCAAACTTAATCAAAAGATATACATACAATTAATAGGGATATTAATAACTATTCGGTACTATTTATGCTATAACGTATTAGACACTGTGGATAAAGAAATACCAAGTTTATCAGCTATCTCACGTTGTGTATAACCAGCTGAATACATAGCTTTAATACGACTCTTCTGAGAAGCAGTTAAACCTCTATTGTCTCTAGGCATAGCTAATTGTTTAACTGCATCTGCATCAGCAAAATCTATTATCTGTTTAAGTTTAGTGCTGGATACCGCATTAGCTTGTATAGCTTCCCATTCTCTAGGCTCTATTTGTAAAACATACGGCGGTTTACCAACTCTATGTCTAGCAGCATCTAACGCTTGAGCTCTTAATCTCTTAAGGTCATCTGGATCCATATTGGGGTTTGAAGCCCGCTTAGCCGCCACAGTCTTATTAGCTATCAGTTGGGCCTGTCTTTCTAAAGGCTTATTCTTCATTCCCTCATTCCATTTTGCATAAAGGGAGGCTACTTCTGCAGCATATGCCTTCTTAGCAGACGAGTTTACACCAGGCATCTTTATACCCCTGGATTCCTTACGGGCCGCGTTTCCTAAGGCCTTCATACTATTAGAGTAGGAGGCGTATACTGATTCAATAACCGTACCGGGGTTTTGTTTTGATCCACCACTCGTAAGGGTATAAGCGTCATCAACTTCATATGCTTTGGTAGATTTAATAATGCTGCCTTTCATCTCCCCAGTCTTTTTGTCAAAATAAGTTTTTCCAGTTGGCTCCCAAATCTTTTCTCCTTCATAATACCTTTTTAATTCTTCAGGAGTCATTTGACTTGGTCGTTTTTCTTTTCTATCTGGAACTCTTTGTTCAGAAGAAGCTCTAGAAATTAAAGTAGAAGCTCCGCCCATAGCAGACCCTTGATACTTTTTCATTAATTGTCGAATTCCGAAATCTTTTTCTGATTGTTGCCAATTCAACTTATGTTTTTCAGCATCGATTACAACCATCGAATGTTTTACTGCTCTTGCTATTTCTTCTTCAGATGCTTTTTGCAAAGTCATATCGGTTATAAGATTAGACACTCGACCCATTTCTATACCTTTTTGTCTAGATGTCATAACTTTCATACCTTCATAACCAGGATATGATAATTGAGGGTCGAAATTTTGAAGATCCTTAAAGTATTTAGATTTTTCAGGATTTATAGTATCTACTTTTACTTTTCTATTAACAGGTATGACTAAAACAGTATCACCGTCAAAATCTGCTCCGGATAATCTATGAGCAACTTGCTGGTTTATTCCTATAGCATCTGGAGACTTTCCTAAAATCTTTTTAGCTTCTCTGTTACTGTTATTAACTGTTAATTCTGGTATTTCAAATTTTCCACCGTGAGGATATCTAATAAGAACAACTCTTTCTCCGTCTCTATAATTAGGAGCATATACTTCTGTCGGTTTCATGTTTGGAAACGGCAAAATTACATGACTTGCTTGTCTAGGCAAACCTGCAGCTTTCATATGAACGGCTTTAGAATCACAATCATCTGCAAATTGATCCAATAATTTTTGTTTAATTATAGGATTTGTTAGATTTTTAATTGTAGAAAACTCATCATTTTGGTTTGCGTATGCCAAATCAAGTTGTTTTTTAGCCATAACAGATGATTGTTTTGAAAGAAACTGTGATGATAAAGACTTGTTCCAATTAGCCCAATCACCTTCTTCATTTACAATATTTATAGCTGATAATTTTCGTTTGCCGTTTTCGTCTATGTAATATCTTTGAGCTAATTGTAGCTTTTCTTCTGATTTTATTGTTGCCCCAAAAGGATTGTCTTTGTCGGTTTTCATTTCCTTAAAAACTTTTTCTTTTGGAGTGCCAACTGCCTTATTAGTATTGAACATAATATCAATACCATCTGGCATTTTATCAGAATACATAGCCATTCCTTTAAGATAATGCGTTCCATCTACTGCTATTCTTACTTGAGCATAATCAGCATTACCCAACGAAATATCAGGAACTCCTCTACGAAGTTCTATTACTCCATCTTTAGGACTTTCGTAATTAATTTGTATACGTTTAGAATCAACACTAACTGGTTTTTCTAAATTAAGATAACTTCTTCCACCATTCTCAGTATATTGAGTACATAAAGAAATCTTATCTCTATTTTTACTAACATCAGCCCAAGTAGTATCAGGACCACATAAAACCTTTAAAGTTGTTTGTTTGCCAGTTCCTAATTGTTCGACATATAAAGTTTCTACATGATATCCTTCTTTTTCGAGGCTTTTAACTGCAGCTCTTAATTTTGTTTGGGAAATTCCTAGCCAGTTTTCTACACCTACTCCGACATCGATATATTTCTTTTTATCAACATTCTCTTTCAGCATTTGAGCTGTATTTTTACCGATTTCAGCTCTTTCTTTTATTTCGGGATTAAGCCACGATCTAACAGTAGATTCGTTTACTCCCATTTCTCTACCAATCTCGGTATATCCAAGATGTTTATCATTATATAAATGAGAAGCTCTAGCAACTTTTGCGGCTCTATCTGCAGCTTTAGCATTAGAAAGTAAATCTCTATATTCTGTAGTTGATTTAAGACCTAAAGCTTTAACTAAATCTTTCTCATTAGTAATTCCAGCCTTCTTATATTCTTCAACACGATGAAGAAAACTAGTATCTCTTTGATGTCCATGTTCTCCGGATCCGAAAGGATATCTTCCTGAATGCGGAGTCATACCTTCATGAGGTGTTCCAATATGCATCAATATATCATTCATTTCATATCTCCTGTTTTATATTTTCAATACATTTATCAAACGTTATTATTTTGTCTTCAATGCGAACTATATCTTCAGGATCAGGTTTATATATAGTTACATCATTTGATTGATAAATACGGAGTTCATGTTCTATATCAAATGGACTATAGCCGTATTCCAAACAAAACAATGCGTCATATATTTCTAATTGATGCATTGATGCTGGTGTGTCTCCAGTTTTCAAATCGTGTATTCTTAAAAACTTTTTCTTTTCGGAAAAAGCAATAGCGTCTGCTGTTCCAAAACAGTTTTCAGAATAAAAAAGAATTTGCTCCGGTTGCATTCTATATCCAATGGCGTCGTTTACATACATGTTCAAAGTTCTTTGAGATCTTTGAAGTTTTATACCATAAGATATTGCAAGTTGAGCAAATTCATGTAATTCATTTCCACGCTGTATAGCTAAAGCATTTTCATATCTTTCTTTTAGTTTTTCTTCATCATAATTTATCCAATGATATTTACTAGCACTTAAAAAAGCATGTAATCCTTTAAGCCTCGAATGATCGTTGAAGTTCATCTAGTACCTCCTCTGCGTTTTCAGGACTAATAAATCTAGAGAACGACATGTCATTCATTTTATCAACGTAATGCTTTTGATTTGGACGTCTAGAAGAGGACTTAGTTTTTTTACATTCCAGCGTAGCCCATTTATCTCCGCACAAAACGGTAAGATCTGGAATTCCTTGTATATACGATGAATCATTTTTCATAACTATACAATCTGGCATTCGTCTCTTTATTTCTTTTATTAAATTAGCCTGAAAATTTTTTTCTAACATGACGCCCTCCTTTCAAAAAAATAAGAGAGGTTGTAACGTAGTCATACTCTTCCTCTCTATTATATGCTTTGTAGGCGCCGCGAATTAAAAAAGAGGCTTTGTTTAAGCAACGAAGCCTCTTTCATTAAATTTTTTCTTTTTATTTAAAGCGTTAGCTATTGCCATATCGATTGAAGAATTGGATTTTACATGGTAATAATATAAATCAGAATATGGAGTGTTTCTTCTATCAATTCGTCCAGCAGCTTGAACCATAGTTTTATAACTATAATTTTGTGAATAGAAAATTATAACGTTTGTTTCTGTACAATTCCATCCTTCTGCACCAGACGTATATTGAACAAGATAAATCCATTGCGAAGTGTTTGGGACAGGCTGGTGTTTATGCCCGTTCCACTCAGCAGTATAATAACCAATTCTTTTACCCATATCTCTTAACAAATCTAATTCATAATCAAAATTATAAAAGATTATGGTTCTCGGATTATCTCTGACTATCTTCTCAACTTCTTCTATTCTGTCCGGATCGCTATTAACAATTTTACGCAACAAATAACAAAGACCTGATATATTTTGTATTGGTTCATCATTATAGATATCCCATCTGTTTTTTGATACTAGATTATATAAGTCTTTATCATATTGTGCTATTATTGGAAAATGATGTTGTGTTGTATTTTTAACATAATCTATGTTTACTAATATTGATTGTCTTAATTTAAGAAGTCTCCCGGTGTTTAGATATTTATCAACTTTAGGAAATTGAGTATATCTACTATATATAACATGACGTTGTATAAATTCTGTTTTGTTTTTATAAAAACCATTAGCTATAAAAACTGGAATATAATCCAACCATGTATCTCCTGGAGTAGCACTTAACAAAATCCATTTATTTAATTTTGTAATTCTTAAAAAAGCTTTTGTCCACGCACCATAACCAACAACTCTTTGTTCATCAAATATGAAGAACGCTCCAATAACATTAACATATTTTTTTATATTATTCCAAGAATCTATAGTAACCGTTTGGGTGTCTATTCCAAAAGGTTCAAGTTCTTTTTCCCATTCATAAGTATCTCTTTTTTTTGCGGTGGTGATGATATATAAATCTTTAGGATTTTCTGGTTTAGTATCACACATAAACTCATTTATTTCTCCGCCACATACTTTAGTATAATAATACACTAAAGCTGTTCTAGATTTACCAGATCCAACACCACCGCACAATATACATCCATTCTTCATTTGTTCTATGGCTTTTATTTGACCTTTATCTAACTCAATAGCCATATCAACTAATTAAAATGGGATATCTTCATCAACCACATTATCCATCGCTTCTTCAACATCAGCATACTTAATATCTAATTCATCTTCATCTATTGTTACATATAATGATTTAAGATATCCGGTAACATAATGTTTATCTCTTACTGTACTTTCATAAGGATTTATAGACATATCAGCATTGACAATATCAGCCCAATCGAGATTATCAATCGATTCCTCATCAAGTAATGTTTTACCTCTAGAAGTAATCTGAACAATCTTTGGCTTTTTATTACTGTTAAATCTCACTTTAACTTTAATATAATATTTGTCTTCTTCATCCTCATTTCTGCTATTTAACATTTTAACAGTCCAATCATCTTTCATTAACATTTCTGCTAAATCAGGAGGAATAACAACACAGAAGTTCCTATCTCCTTCTGCATTAAATTTATTTGGTTTTCCAGAAAAGTTTCTAAATGATCCCGGAAGAATTTCAACATCTTTCAAAATTAAATTATTTCTTTTTGCCATAATACGTTCCTTTCTTTAAAACGGAATATCAAATCTACCATCATACGGTTCATCTGAAGTAAACCATTCAAAATCTCCATACTTGGATATGTCTTCTATAGCTTCATCAACAAATGTTGTGTAGTATGATTTATCTATAGCATCTTCCATATGAAGATTTTTGACAGTTTCTGCTTCAAGCCATCGATATCCCTTTGTTCCTGTTACTGAATTATATTTTCCATCTTTCTCTCTATATAGAATTCCTCCACCATATCCAGCTTTAATAGGACAGAACAATCCCACTCTACCTATAAACTGATAATCATGTTGATCTTCTGGTAGTTTTTCATTCATATCCAGATATAAAGATGAAGTTACAGATTTTGTTTCACACATATCTTCAAATTTTATAGGTTCATGACTAAATAAAGTCTTAAACACATATGGTTGGGCAAACTGAGCTCCTGTAGCAGTCCATTTACCATCAGGATATCTAGCTATATAAACAGCATCATTAACCAAACACATTTTGTCATATGTTGCTTCATGTTCAAACGTGTATCCATATCGTTTGCCAAACTCAATAACAAAATCTATAATTGATTGGGTTGCATCTGGGATTTTAATGCTATCCGTTTTGATATGGGCCACTTGATATCCCTTTTTCATAACAGCTTCTTTCAAATCCACCATGAATAACGCTCCGCGTTTAGCAACTATATTATCTTTATTTCGTATATCTCTAAATGGATTATCAAATTTAGCAGAAGTCAAACCATAAACAGAATTAATAGCAGTTTTTAATGCGTTAGCAAGATCTTTAGATGTCATTTCTCCGTTAAGTACTTTTTGTACATACGGTTGTAGTTTTCCATCCATCATCTCATTTACAACTTTCCAATCCTCATGTTTAATACTAACTCTTCCTTCGACTATATCTCTGAATATAGTTGTATATTCTGTTCCAAACAAATCTTCTGCAATAGCGCTATGAGGATGCATAGAAGAAACGTCAAGTAATGCCACATTACCATACATTCCGGGTTGAGAATAAACAAATCCTCCTTCTCCGACATTTATGTCTTTATAAACAGAAACACCAGCATCAAAAGTATAACCTGGAAAGAATGGGAGTAAACTTTCATCTTCGCCTCTTACATGAGTAGAACTCATCATATCAGGACAAGCTTTAGATAAAAACTCTAAAATATCAGGATTCAACTCTTTAACCGGTTCCGCTAAATTTCTATAATTGAAAAATCTTTGAGGATTTCTATCGTTTCCGAAAATAATCTTCTGTGTTAAATTATTTGTAGAACTATTAACACTCATACCGGCCAAATCAGCAAGAATTTGTCTAGCTGTCCAATCTGCAGTTAGATGTTTAAACACAGCTTCTGTAGCAACAACATCATTAACACAATATTCTGCTACAAGTTCCCATCGATCTTCCGGAACAGGTTCGTCCCATTTAAAGCCTAGTTCTTGATGGTGAATTCCCAACTCAATCTCAAACTTTTTAAGACTTTTCTTATTGCCAGCAGAAGCAAAATCATATATATCGGTGTACGATAAATTATATGCTCCACCAAACATTGCATTTTTACTTCCGCTAATTATTTTTTGTGATAGATCAAACAATTGTTGATTGTCATACCCCAATATTCTTGCATACAAAATATGATTGTCGTATCGTCTATTATTAAACCCAACCAACTTAAATTCTGTAAGTTTCTCTATTTCTAGAGGAGTTGGATTTATCATTTTAACTACAGGACCATCATATTTTTTCCAGCAAACAATAAACAAATTTGGAAACACTTCAACATCATAGAATACAATATCTTTGTCGCTGTCTACTGTGTCTTCACCATCATTAACTTTTTCACTTCTAAACTTCATTTTACTAACAAGTTTTACACAATACTGGGATTGGTTTGAACTGTTATTAGCAAATGCAAGAACTTTAGGTCTTAAATCTGTAACATCATATTCCATTCCAGATTTATATGCCTCATCAAGTCCTCTATAAATAAAATCCACCTCTGGTTTTGTAGCACCATGGTGGGTCTTATTTAAACAATTCTTTATTAGAGTCCTAAGCGCTTTTTCGTTTTTGACTCCATCATAATTAATCACTTTCTTCCCTCCTTTCAATGGAAGTCCGCTATTAATCGTTGCTATTGGTATGTCATTACATTTTGTGAGCCTCCTTCTAAGACTACTATTACCTGTAAATACTTTTATTTCTATTCCTTCGTCATAAATCCTACTAAGTTCTTCAGGATTTCCACCATAATAATAATGAAGATGTAATCCCTGTCCGCCTTTACTTACCTCTACATAAGTTCTAGGCCATTTATTAGCAGCTTTAAGATTCTTTTCTAGAGATTTATCACCATGAGCATCCTTTAAATCAAAATCCACAACTATATGATTCTTAGGAAGCATAACATAATGAAGTTTGGAAGTATCAAGATCTTCTAATCTTGTTTCAACCATATCCCATTTTGCTTTTGGTATCTCTTGATTATTTGCATATTGAGCATAACAAGTTTTACATTCCTCATCCATCAAAGACGGCCTATCTTCTAGATATATCCATGACATTTCTTCAGGTTGTTCTTCAGCTTCCACTTTATCATAGAAGAATTTCTCAGTTCTAAATCCTATATATGCATTTCTTATATGCTTACCATCAATACTACAATCCTCTTTATACTCTCTAAAATAATTCTTCAATTCTGTTCGCATAACTCTCATAGACATAGGAAATTGTATTTGTGCATATTCACAATATGTTTTATATAATTCCCACACATCTTTTAATTGAACTACATCTTGAGATTTAA